CAATGCCGCTGCCACCGCTTGGTACAGCCAGAAGCCAACTCCCAAGACTTTCTTGGTTGGTGCCATCACCATAGAAACCCGCACGCCTGCAACTAGCGGTACGCTGACCGGGACTGTGGCGGCAGTTCTGGCAACTGTGAAGGCTGAAACTGCGGCCACCATGACCATCACTGTTGATGGCGTGGCCAAGACCACCGCACCCATGAACTTCTCCGGCATCGTGGACCTTGCGGCTGCTGCCACTCTGATTTCCACTGCTTTCACCACAGCAGGGATTGGGGCGAGTGTTTCTCAAACTGCAGGCATGTTCCGCATCACCTCTGGCAGCACTGGCGTCAACTCCACTGTGGGCAGTGCCACTGGTAAAGCGGCCGAAGTTCTGAACCTGAACTCCGCCAAGAACCCGGTCATCGTAATTGGCCAAGCCGAGCAATCCATTGCCAGCGACCTCGCGAAGATTTCCAACACTCCGGTGAACTTCTTCTACGTGGGTTTGGACCGCAAGTATCGCGGCATCACCGGTGCGGTTGACAACCAAATGACCGTGGCCAAGTGGTGTGAAGGCAGTGGTAAAGTGTTTGGTTGGGCAGACCACGACGCGGGCATCCTCCAGCTGGGCACCTCCAACAGCTTCGCCCGAGCCAAGAACCAGAACCTGCGTAATACCCTGTGTGTCTTCGATGCGTCGAAGAACCGCGACGAGTACCCCGAGATTTCCATTCTGGGCCGCGCCGCAACCGTCAACTTCAACGTTGCGAACTCCGTGCTGATTCTGGCATACAAGAAAGGTCCGGGCATTTCCACTGCCGACCTGACTTCAGGCCAGCTGGCTGCCATGCAAAGCTACAACGGCAACGCGTTCATTTCTGTTGATGGCAACGTCATGTTCTACAATGGCGCAATGGCTGACGGGACTTGGTTCGATACTGTGCAGGGCGTTGAGTGGCTGACCCAAAAGGTTCGCAACAACGTGTTCAACCTGTTCTACACCTCGACCACCAAGATTCCTTGGACCGATACCGGTGTTGCCATGGTGAACCAGCAGGTTACTCTGGCTCTGGAACTGGCTCGCACCAACGGGTTGATTGCTCCAGGCTACGACAACGAAGGCGTGTTCTACGCTGATGGTTACAAGGTAATCTCCACTCCGCTGGAGTTGCTGCAAAGCCAGAAGGGCAAGCGCATCTGGGAAGGTACTTCCTTCATCGCCATCGGTTCTGGTGCACTGCAAGGTGCGGTTGTCTCCGGCACCTTCGTTCAATAAGGATTCACTCAAGTGAAATCTCCAAGTAGTGTCCGTTTTGCGGACTCGGAGCAAGAAATAGTTAAATGAGTTGCTTGCAACTCGGAGGTTAGTCCAATTAAGCAATACAGTTTCTACAACACCGACTTGCTGATTGATGGTGCGCGGGTTGATGGCTTCACTGCTGGTCAATCCGTCATAACCTGTCGTCGCAACGTCCCGCAACATCTGCCGGTGATGGACGCTTATGGCAAACTGGCGGTAGCAACTACCGCCGACCTGTCTGGCACCATCATGTTCCCGCTTCTGCAAACCGCAGACTGGAACGAAATCCTGTACGAGAAAGCACAGCTGACTCAAGCAACCGGCCTGTCCGGCAACAAGTCTCTGTGGGTTCCTATGCAGATTCAGTTGGTAGACAAGATGGGCGACGTTCTCGTCAATGGCGTGAACGGCTGCATCCTGCAACAGCCCGCAATTGTTCGTGGTGTTTCCTTCACCTCCAACATGTGGGCAGTCTACGTCGAGCGCCTCCAGATTAAGACTGGCTCTTATCCGGAAGTCGGCGTCTAACAAGCTAGGAGAATCCTGATGGCTTGCGAGCTTATTCAGCGCGAGTTCTCAGTTCCCGATAGCGAAGAAAAAGTGTTGGTCGGTGTTCGACAGTTGTCGGCATCGGCTGCACTTGCTTTGCATTTGGAGCTGGTCGGTAAAGTTGGCGGGGCTATCTTCCCGTTCATTCAGAACAACTACAAGTTTGGTGACATCATCCACTTCATGCGTCAAGCAGAGGCTGGTGTGATGACCGAACTGATGAAGCGAGTCATCTGCTACGCCACCTTGGATGGCAAAGAAGTCAAAACTGCAACTTATGACATGCACTACAACGGCAAGATGATGCTGGCGTGTCAAGTCTTTGCGTTCGTTTGTGAAGCTAACTACTTGGATTTTTTCAAGCAAGGGCTCGAAATCAACGCACAGAGACAGTTGGAGGAGGCGGAAGCATCCAAGCTGGCAGAGCAGAAGAATTCGGGTCCAGTGGAGAAGACTTAACGTCTTTGTTCCCTGATATAAAGTTCTTCCTGCATCGTCCCATTATCGAGGACAGCAACCTTTGCAAACTCCATGAGCTGCAAGATGGTACCTACTCGATAGTGGATTTGTTGACCTTCCACGACATCCTCGACCTTCGTGTAAAACTCAAACCGGTAGAAGAAAATGGCTAATAGTTTAAAAGAACTCATGAGCTTGTCGGCTGGCGAACTTGCCGCAATCGGCTCGCAGTACGGCCTGACCTTCCATGCGGGCATGAAGAAGCGAGACATGGTGCAGCAACTCCAAATGAGTGCTGCGTCTGGCTGGATGGAAACAAATCAGGAATTGCTTTACAACAATCCCGAAGATGAGTTCGACCAAACGGTCCACTTCGGGAACGACCGCATGATTTCTGATGCCGCTCATGTGGCTCAGATGTTGACCAGCGGTGGTTTCACTGAAACATTCCACAAGACAATGTCCAGTGGCAACCCTCGACACCTTGATGAACTCCATGGTTACATGGCTCAGCTCGGTGTTGATGTTGCCGATGTGTCATTGCACATGCCGAAGGCGAACCCGTACGAAACTCCGAAACGATTCGGTGCAATGGGTTCGCACATTCGCAACAATTTGATTGGTCACTCGGATATCATGTCCCAGATTCCTGGGCACTATTCGGGTGACATCATGGCTGAGTACCAGACCAGCCAAGGGAACGTGCAAGATTCCTACGAACACTTGGCGCACATGTATGTGAACCAAGCCAGCTACTCGTCTGTAACAGACTACGAACACGATGTGTCCAACATTGCAAAGCGACTCGCGTCTGCAATGGGTCCGAACTTCCACGAAGTTGCTGCAAGTTCTGCAATGGGAGCACACGTTTCCTACACCAGCATCCTCCCACAAATCGGGGATGAAACCATAGTGGGTGGCACACGGTACCCACGAGAGCCGCTGAACTCTGCGGGGCTTCCGCTTGGCTCTTCCGGCTCTGCCGTTGGTGACAAGGGAGACTACTCTTTCGCTGCGTCTGTTTCTGGTATGCCCGGCTGGCACGAGTCAAGTCGGGCAATCTACGGTGAGGCTGCAACAACTCTTCGGAGTATGGCGCAAGTCTATCGTGGTGAATCTGGACTGAGCGCCAAAGCCCATGTCACATCCGACCGCGATATGCTCATGGATGCTGCTGCAAGATATGGTGACATAGAATCGGCCAGGGCTGGGTACGAAAACCTGACGAAGCGTTTGGGGGACGACAGCCCTGCTGCAACGCGCGCAAACCTTTCCGCAATGCTGCGCGAGCCGCACAAGTACGAAGAGGCCCCAGACACTCTGAAGTTTGCCCCGAAGTCCAACAACTTCAACAGGGCAGGATACTTAGAGGGTGGCCACAAGCAAACTGGCACAGACTTCCTCACCAACTTCGAGGAGCCTCTGAGTTGGAACTCAGCTCGTGCTCGCCGTGAGTCTAAGGCAATATCAGACTTCGATTCGATTCCGTTTCGGGATGTCGCTGATTACGGGAATCCTCGTGGTCAAGCTGGCAACGACACGGTCACCTACCACGACGACCTCGTACAGGGTTCGCCAGAGTGGTTAGCCTTCCGTGAGAACTACGACATAACTGGTTCTACCGTGGGCAGCTACTTGGGTAATAACCGGTACACTCGCCCGTGGAAAGAGATGACCAACAAGCTTGGTCTGAACCACAGTGGCGGTTCGAACTCGTTCCAAGAGCGGATGTTCGCAGCCGGTCACAAGACGGAAGACGAGGCTCGCATACGGGTTGCGGGTGACTTGGGTCAGGCCATCCAACAAACTGGCGCAATCACCAACAGTAAATACCCTTCCATGATGTACTCCCCCGACGGTTTGATTGGGGATGATGCACTGTGGGAGCACAAGAATCCGGAACGAGCTGGTTATGCTGACCTCAATGCTGGGGAACATCCAGACTATATGGACCAAGTTCAACTTGGTATGTTGGTATCTGGCCGTTCTCGTACACTCTTTTCCCAAACAGTCAACAATGAGACACGCTCCCAGTGGATTGACAAAGACCCGAGTTGGTACGACCGAAACCGAGATAAGATTGATTCTACTCTTGGTCGTTTGGATGCTGGTCGAGCCTTCATTAGGGACAATCCTGACCTACCTCCTGAGGAATTAACCAAAGGCGCACGTGCAGCAATGCAGGGCGAGGGTATCTGGAAAGATGTCCGTCAAGCTTCGAACCGTGGATACTCTGAAAGGGCGGGTACTTCTGATGACCCGTTTGTACGGAGTCGTTCATCCTTTGATGAAAGGGCTGGCTTCAGTAACTACACCCCCAACTTCGTCATGTCGGAAGCGGCTGGCGATGAGCAATCCGGCGCAGGCAAGATGGCAGTTGCCGTCAAGCAAGGTATCTTGGCTGCACAAGATGAAAACCGCCAACGTGGTCTGGGCAGTGTGGCCCTTGGTGGCGGCGGTGGTCGAAGCGGGGGTGGGGGCTCTGGTGGTGGTGGCGGTGGGCAAGATGCCGACTTCGCAGAAGACTACAACCGCGACGAAGTAGAACGTTGGTTCAATGGTGGTGGGCGAAATCGTCGGGGTGGGAATCCTGAAGACGAGCGCACCAACTGGACAACCGACTACGGGTATCAAGGTGGTGCAGTTGCTCAGGGTGTTGCTGGTGGGACTACAAGTTCTGCCATGGGCGGTTTGAGAGCTGCCTTTGAAATGACACCTTGGGGTCGTGTTGCATCTGTTGCTGTTGGTGCAACTTCCATCGGTGCAGAAGTAATCGAGAGCCAAAATGACTATTATGGTCAAGCTCTTGATGCTGGCATGTCCAATCCTATTGAGTACGCTGCGCAAACTCAGGGTCTCGAAACTCTTGGCCTCAACGAACGTCAAGCAAGTTCCGTAAATCAAACCACACATAGTGCCTATAACACCCTACTGAATGGCGACCCAAGCGCCGCTGTGCGCATCGTCAGGGGAACCCGTGGCCTCATAACCATTGGCGACATCCGTGAAGCACAAGGCGACCCAGTGGCCCTCTCGCGCGTTATTCAGGAGAAGGGCCGAGAGCGTGGGTGGAGTCAGGCTCGCATCGCTGGGGCCATGCAAATGGCCGGACTCGATGGAATGGCTCGCACGTTCCAACGTGGCGAATACGCCTCTGACATCGCTCAGGAGGGCGTCAAGTCTGGGGCTGTGGCTGACTACTCGGGCGTAGCAGGACTTGAATCTGCGCAGGCGGACAGGGCCCAGCTTCGGCCTGAGTACATGCTCCAGAGGGCGGGCATTGAGTACGGCGGTGGCACATACTCAGCTGCCAGTGATGCCATGTCAACAGTTCGGCGTGGTGCTCAAGTTGCTGGCGGTGTTGTTTCAGATGCCAGTGCAGCTTGGCACAAATTCATAGCCCACGAGGAATCTGGTGGTAATCCGAATGCCAAGAGCAGCACATCTTCTGCCCGAGGTTCAATGCAAGTGCTTGACGGCACTGCTGCCGACCCAGGGTTTGGTGTCATGCCTGCAAAGGATTCCTCACCAGAAGAGCGGGCTCGTGTTGGGCGGGACTATGCTGATGCAATGTTGCTCCGATATGGTGGCGACTATGACAAGGCGAATGCTGCGTACACGGAAGGTCCGGGAACTGTTGACCAGTTGGTTTCCCAACACGGTGCGAATTGGTTGCAACATGCACCCAATCAAGCCAAGAAGCGGGTTGCTGCTTTCAACGACATGTTTGGTTCAAGCGGAAGTTTGGGAACTGGTGCAGGCGGGTTCACACAGAATCCAGTGCAACCAACTCAAATCAACGTGACTATCCAAGCACAAGTTAATCAGCAAAGTGCAACTGCAAATGTCTCTGCAACTGGTGGACAGACCACCAACCAAACCATGAACATGGGTAATGGTGCAATGCAGCGTCGTTGAGATTTGGGCATCTTCGGGTGCCCTATTCTTTTTTTTTTATTAAATAAATTAAACGCCCTGCCACACATTGGGCATTAGTTGAATGTGTACTAATTTCAATGGACATTAACAATGTGGATGCGAAGAGTCGAGGTCCGTGTTTTTCAAAAAGACGACCCAAGCAAGCAAACAATTTTCAAGTCACACCGGATAGACTTTGCTGTCCGTTCGACAGTTGGTTGGCCTGCCGACACCGCAGACATTACGCTGTACAACCTATCTCTTGACGAGATAAAGTTCTTGCAAAGTAAGAACTATGGCGAAATGTATATTGAAATTCGTGCAGCCTATGCCGACTCTGCCTCGTCTGCTGATTACCAGCGGATGGGTGGTGTTCGACAGATAACAACCAGCTCGGGCCAAAAGACGAATATCACAGTTGGCAAAGCAGTTCTGCCGACAATCTTTTCCGGCATCATCACGAATGCCGTGGGGTATCGCCGCCCGCCGGAACATATCACCCAGCTCTTCTGTATATCGAAGGCGTACGGTTCTTCTACAGACTTCAAGCAGATGAAGGCAATACCGAAGGGAACCTCCCTCCAATCTGCAATCCGCTCCATGTGTGAAGACTACGGCTTCGGCACTGTGTCCATGTATGGGGTCGATGGTGACTTGCTGAATGAGACCTTGAAGTTGGGTCGGACGTTCCATGACACCTTCCTGATTGAATTCAAGAAGTTGCTCGGTGAGTACAACCTCATGTACACAATGACGACTGGGGAGATACAAATCTTCCCTGACCCGTATGGTGACAGGGATGCTGTTGACCGAATGTCTAAAGACAGAGAGCCAATCAAGTTGGATGCTAACGCAGTCATTGGAAATCCGATTGCCGGCATTTGCACATATTCTTTGTCAACCTTCCTGAACCCAGCAATACAGCCGGGAATGGTCTTGGATGTGTCGCCACTCTTGGGTAAGAAGCTGTTGGCAAATGGTGTGACCGCAATATCTGGCGAGGGCGTGGTGCTGAACACAGACCAGTCTATATTCCGCTGGGCCATGAAAGACAAGTATTTCATCATGGATGTCGTACACCATGGGTCAACTCACACCAAAGAATACCAGACTTCCCTGACCGCAATCCTTGGCGGCAATACTGCCATGGGTGGGAGGGAGGCAGCTTGGCAACAACTATATGCCAATAGTGGCATGTCTATGGAGCTTTAATGGCTATTTTCGACACCGATATTTTGGGGGACACTGGCGCCAAGTTTACGTCCGGAAAGTTCCACTACGGGCACCACCCTTCAATCATCATGTGGTCGAATGGTCCAGCCCCGCAACCGCAGGACTCCGACTTGTTCGGTGGTCTGTCAAAAGAGTTGGAGTCTTTGGTAACTTCCGAGGCTCCCGAGATATTCAACTCGTTCAAGTTTGATGCGATGGTGAGCGAAGGTCACGCTGCACAAAGTACCGTGACCAGCTTCCCTGTTAGTTCCGGCTTCGTTGTCAGTGACCACATAATCAACCACAACCGAGTCCTGCAACTGACGGCTGTTGCTGTTAACATGCAAAACTCTGCAATGTGGATGGCGTCTATTCAGGGCATTTCTGTTGCTGCTGGTGCAATTTTCAACTCACCGATAATCCCACTCTTGGGAGGTCTGGCGGGCGGTGTTGCTTCAGCATTTGAAACGTCCGACAGAATCCAGTCAACCTACGATTTGTTTAACACCTTCCGCACAACCGGCCAAAGGCTGTTCGTGTCGACCATCTTGGGGCCATACCTCAACTGTGTTGTTACACAAATCTCGACCAAGCACGACAAGAATACGTCTGCAATGCTGTCTGTTGAAATAACGCTGGAAGAACTCCAAACTATTGGAGAAGATGCGTTGGCAACAGAGGCCCGCAAGGCCATGGAAAACATGTATGACTATTCTGAGTTTGCCAAGATGGCGCAGGGGATGGGCATAGGTATTCTTGGTGGTGCGCCGCTTCCGGGGTTGGGCAAGCTTGGGGATTCTCCGACAAAGCAGCTCGACACTTTGAAGGGTAAGCTGACCAAACTTCAAACTCCGCTGTCGTCGGTTAAGGGTAGGCTGGTATGAGTATAAGAGAAGAACAAGCAGCACTCAAAGGGATTGCTGCGCTGTTGCCTCCGGGGTATGTCAAGGTTGTGCCTTATGATATTTCTAAGGATGTTACCTTCGAATTCTCGGGCGTCACCGTCAAGATGTCAGCCTTATACCTCAACGAGCAGTTCAATTGCTATATGTTTGATTTGGCTTGGGGTGCTGACAGCAAAATCTTCGGCATCCCGATTCGTGGTGGTGTCGATATTTTGAAGCAGTATGCCACACCACTTCCGAACATGTACGCATCGAACGTTGTGAACACCACCCAAGATGTGAAGAGTTGGAGACAGCTTTTCATGTTCATCGTAGATGAGAGTGTGCTCGAACGTGGCTAGTCATAACAACTCGGAAAATGCTCCGGACATCAACACAGGTTATCCGGGTCATATCTACAACTTTGACCCGGAAACTCAAACCTGCGAAGTGCAACTTGCAATTGAAAACTTGTTCATTGGTTACGCCAACGCCTACACGATAGTGCCAAAGCAGCGACTCACCAATGTTCCAGTCAAGTTCACACAGGGTGGTTCTTGGAGCTTAACGCACCCAGTACCTGATGGAACTCCGTGCTACGTGCATTTTGCACAACGTGGCATCGACCATTGGGTGGCAAACAACTCCCCAACTGCTGGCATGGTTCGTGGAAAACCCGCCCCAGCCTTCAGCCAGCTATTCTCACACAACGCCGCCGTTGCCGAAGTTGGTTACCAACCAATACCCAAAGCCATTGGGAATTTCAATCCTGATGTGATGGAGTTGCGAAATGCCGACCGCTCCCAGCGGGTGACTTTAGACAGCAACACAGTGACCATCATCTTTGGTGGTGCTAAGGTTGTTGTAACCAAGGACTCCACCGTTGAAATCGAAGCTGCGTCGAACATCGTTGCAAAGGCGCCGAACATTAAGTTGGATGGTATCGTCACAGTTACGAAGGCGCTTATTGGGCAGGGTGGAATGTCCGTTAGTGGTGGCTCAGGTGCATCAATGTCTGTCACCGGAAACGTCGCAATGAACGGAACTGTCACTGTCTCCGGCAAAGCAATCAATGGCCACACACACACCAACCCAGAGGGTGGTAACGTAGGACCCTTCTAATGGCAGGCAACCTTGCACTCGATTCAAACCACGACATCATAATCGGCCGTGGTGCAACTCGTATTGGTGGTGCGGAGCAGATAGCCCAGTTGGTCAAATGCAGGTTGCTTACCCTATTGGGTGAGTGGAAGCAGGACACCTCACTGGGCATACCTTGGTTTGAAGGTATCTTCACCAAGAATGTTCGGCCCGCAGACATCCAGCTCACGATAGCAAACATTATCCGTGGTACTGCCGGAGTCCAGCAACTAATCTCGATTGAGTTGGATGCAGACTACCGTGCCAGAACACTCACGATTACATTCACAGCCATTTCAGACTATGGCAACATATCGGACTTTCTGCTATGGCAACAACCCAATATGGTGTAACCGATAAGGGCTTTGTTCGAAAGCCCATCGAGGCAATCTTGGATGGCTTGAACAACAAGTTTACTGCCGCGTTCGGTTCTACCTTTGACCTCAGCCCAGAGGGCCCAGATGGGCAAGTTATCGGTATTGTTGCCGATGAAATTTCCCAATGCTGGGGACAGGCTGAGTATGGATACAATGCCTACCGGCCAGGGGCCATGCAAGGTGTTGGACTGGACAACATCTGTGAGCTCACCAACACCAAGCGATATGTCAACAAGCCGACTTCGGTGACTGTGACTTGTTCTGGAACCGCCGGAACTTTGGTGCCTGCGGGAAGCTTAGTTGGTGACGGGACAATGAACTTCACCACACAAACGGATGTGCTGATTCCCGGTGACACTACGGCTGTCGCAAATCAAGCAGGTGCGTACTACGTTGCCATCGGAACTGTGACCAAGATAGTTACGACCGGAATCTCCGGTTGGGCTGGTGTCACCAACGGTGATGTGGGACAAACCGGTATCATCTACGAGGAAGACCCAGCACTCCGAGCTCGGCGGGACAAGACCACCGCAGTATCCGGCTCGGCAACTGTTGAGGCCATATACGCAGCACTGGCAGACTTGAATCTGGAATACATTCGTATCCGGGACAACGACACTGGCGCTGCAATAAACGGTCAGCCGAGTGGCACGGTGTTTGTGGTTGTGGATGGTGGTACGAAGAACGACATAGCCCGACGCATTTATAATGCAAAGACTGGCGGCGTTCCCACCTACGGAACAGAGTCCATTGTTGTTAATGACAGCAAGGGCTACTCCCACACAATCAAGTTCAGTCGCTCTTCTGGTACAGACATTTACGTCAAAGGGACCTTCAAGCGGCGGCCAGGCTCCAACATCAGTTCGAACGATGCAGCACAGCACCTACAAACTGCAATGGTTGACCACCTCAACTCGTTACAGCCGGGACAATCTGTTATCTGGTCTACGCTGTTCGCCCCACTGATGGACGCAACCAACAACATCCAAGTCGATTCCTTGTTTATAGGCTTGGCTGCAAACCCAACCGGGACTGCATCCATCGAGCTGGACATAGACAAGCGCGCCCACGGCGTGGCTGCTAAAGTAATCTTCACCGACGTAACCCTATAATCTCAAGGAATTCACATGGCTGGAAAGCAAGGCTTGGATATGCTGCTTACTCAGTATCGGAGTTCTCCGAACCTGAAGGCATACATCCAATGCTTCCTCGACGAGTTTGCAGAGGTTAAACAAGCAAACGCAGATGTCGTCAAGTATCGCTATCTGGCCGATTCCTTTGGGGTCATGGTTGACGACATCGCATATCTGGTTGGTGCATCACGCATAATCTACGGTGCTGCATCACTTGGGTACTTTGGTTTCTACGACAACCCCGGTGCATACCCGGCAGGGGATGACAACAACCCAGCGGTTGGTGGCATCTTGCGCTCAGACTCTGACGAAGAGTCTGGCGACTTTGTTCGAACAGATACCCAACTCAAGAATGCAATCCGGGCCAGAATAACCAAGATTGTCGGCAACTGCTCCATCGAGCAAATCATCACCTATGTTGACTTGGTTCTTGGACGTTCAGTTGACCTTGAGATTGTCGAGTCTGGGCAGTCGATGGCGTACAAAATCCACGAGACTTTGTCTGTACCTGACCGAGTTCTTCTGGCATACATGCTGCCTGACTTTAAGCCGGTCGGGATTCCCATAACCCTGTCTGATGACTCTGGCAATATTGCTTTGGTCTACAACTCGAAGGTCTATCCGCCGGAGGCATAATGACCAAACGTTTGGCGTACCCTGCCGCATGGGCCCAAAATGGACAAGCTGTTGACCCAGACTTGGACACAACCCACCTAAGCTACGAAGCCAATCGCTATGCCACCAAAGGTTGGCACAGTGAGAAGCCGCCAGAGCAATGGCAGAACTTCCTGTCTCAGATTTCAGACATGAAGATAATCAGCCTGCTGGTTGATGGGATACAACAGTGGGACTCTGGTGTTACCTACCAAGTCGGTGCACTATCGAAGGTTGCTGGTGTGTCGTACATTCGTGTGTCTGTAGTGACTCCGGTGAAATCTCCGGAACTATCTGGCAGCGGTTGGGACAAACTTGTTGACCCGACGGCGCTTGGTTTCAACAACCTTGTTCAAGGTTTGATTGACAAGCTGTCTGCACACAATGCAGCAAGCAACCCACACGCAGATGACATACACAATGTTGTTGGCGGGGGATACATAAAGTCTGAAGTCGACCCCAAGTTTGCATCTGCAACAGACCCCAAAACAATTGTGTATCACATGGGACAGGCAGGCCAAGCTGTCCACGGGGAAACCGTTGCTCAGATTGATACGCTTTCGGCAGCTCTTGGTGGGACGTTCTCTGGACCTGTGATATTCGAAGACGACGCAATTATTCAAATATCCCCGTCGATGGTTGTGCACCTCAATCAGGCAACTGCCCTGTTGGAAATGGCCAATGGGACTGTGTCTCTGGGTGTTGCGGCCAATGGTGTTGGGTACGTCGTGACCGTAGATGGTATGTTCGTTGTCATGAGTGAGGCAAATTACGCCCAGCTCAACAACGTGCAGAATGGACAATTTGCCCTGCCCACACCATTACTGTCGATGGACTTCTTCAATTCGATGAATGACGTCGAAGCTATTGGCAATTGGATTCTGGATTCAGACAACCCTCCCGTATTCTCTGCCACTGGTGCACTTGGCTTAGAAAGTAACCCTATAGGATTCTCCAAAGGAATTGACATACGGGTGCCACTAACTGTGCTGTGTGTTGGCGTGAATACAAGTGGTGCCAGTGTGTACTCCCTTCAAGACAAGGCCAACTTTACAGTTGGTCCGGGGATTTCAACCACACTGAACTCATACATTTCAGTGAATATGGGAATGCCTGGGATGACGCACCTGAAGAGGCTGCTCATGTACCCAAGACTTTCCGCAAACCAAAAAACGATGCTGGCGGTTAACTGATGGCACTCAGACCTAAACTCAACCGCGTCTGGACTTCTGCAAACTCTGTTTTGCGGAGAGACCCCGGCGACGCGAAATACATCCAAGGCTGGGTGTCTGAAATCCCAACCTTCCAAGTCCTCAACTACCTGCAATACAAAGTTGACACGACACTGCTTGCCCAAGCGGAGCGTGGAATCTTTGAGTGGGGGAGCGACATTACTTATGTCCTTGGTTCCATTGTTTGGTGCGAAAATGACAAGAAGATATACGTATCGACTGTCGGCGCACCAGACAAAACCAAAGCCCCAAACACCAACTTGGAACACTGGTCCCCAAGCTCCATTCAGGTTCCACGGGCCAGCTACGATGCCATCTTGGCGTCCATCAACTCTCACATTGCCAACAAGTCAAACCCGCACAACCTCTCGGCTGCACAGTTGGGTTCGTATACCAAGGCTGAAACCGACGCTTTGGTTGCACAGTACCAGGCGCTGGTGCTTGCGCACAGTTCAAACAAGAACAATCCGCATGGCGTAACAGCTTTGCAGGTTGGGGCAGTTCCTGCAACTGGTGGTACCTACACAGGGGACGTAACCTTCAATGGTGGCATGTTCTTCGATGCAGGTAAGGTAAATCAAATCTCCAAGACTGGTGGTTTGTACTTGCAGGCTGGCACTGCTGTAATGGGTATTGATGCCACTGGCGCTGCTGTTGTTGGGACGACTTCGAGCAAGTCGAAGATTGTGTCTGAGGCCACCTTCCCAGCTTTGAAGGCTGCACAAGAGCCGGGCTATGCTGTGCCTGAGCCGACGATTCAGATGGACCTCATCGGCTCAATCAATATCCGCCGGGGAGTTGGTACTGCCAGTTCTGACAGCTCGGAACCAGTGTACAGTGCCGCCATGGGTCACGCACTCGACATAACTCATGTTTTGTCCAAAAGAACGACAGTCCGCTCAACCAAGTCTTACGCACTGGACAACGCAAAGCAGACCATAGCTGTTGACATGTTCTTTGCGGGACCAGTCAGTACCTCGGGACAGATCCCTGGGGTTATTGGAACTGAACGGCAGTCAGGTAGCTCCTCAGCGACACTCCTACTACTACCCCGAAATAACGGGCTTGTACACTTTGAAAGGGGTTACTTGTCTGGCGTGCCCGGAGAGGTTAGGGTACTTAGCACCGCCAGTGCATCCATGGCCTCACTTGTTGGCACTTGGGTTCGTATTGTTGGTGTGTCTGATGGAAACAACATCCGGCTATACTTTAACGGCGCCCTCGTCGATAAACGGGAAGATGCAACGACGACTGCTTTTGGTGTGTGCGACAGTGTCCGCATAGATAGTTACGCCGCAGCTGCTGCGAGCGAGGAAATCCCAAGGTTCATCCGCAACCTGCGCGTTTGGGACTCTGCCCTTACTGATAAACAGGTATCTACCCTGTAAGGAAGAAATTTTATGGCAAAAGGTTATTCCTTTGCAGCGCTGGTGGATGTGCTCTACCCAGTTTACAAGACCTCCCTTGGAAATGGGATTAATCTGGACGACTTCAACAGTTATACCCATGTTGGTGTGTATGTTCAGGTATCAAACACCAATGCCGCTGGTGGTTCAAACTACCCAGAGCCAAGCGCTGGTTGCTTGGAGGTGCTCCCAAATGCTGATGGGGTTGTTCAAAGGTACACCGTGTACACGGGAAACAATGCCACGTATGTGCGTTCGAGCTACAAGGGAGTTTGGGGGTTGTGGAAGAAGTACCTCACAGACAACCTCATCTACAACGCGGTGTACCCTGTTGGCATCTGCATCCAGTTTGACGCAAACGTCAACCCGAACACGGCATTCCCCGGAACAACTTGGACTCAAATTGTGGATGGTCGGCAAGTTCGTGCTGCGGAAAATGCCGCTAATATCGGGACAACTGGTGGTAGTGACACTGTAACTTTGGCCGAGAGAAACCTGCCTGTGCACACCCACACAGTTGCAACCCACTCGCACACTATCGCCACGCACTCGCACACGATGGCTCAGCACAGTCACACTGTGGACTCACATGCCCACAGCATGACACATGGCCACACTGCGAGTTCTGTTGCAAATGGTGCTCACACGCACTTGATTGCCAACGGTGCAACCCAGACCGGCACGGGTGACTCCATCACCCTGAATGGTTCAAACCACCTGATGGGTGCATTTGGTCCAACGGGCTTTGGTTTCACAGAGTATGCGCTCAAGGGTGGCTCACAGACACCAGACCGTGGTTTGTCAAACTCCGCCGGCTCTCATGCACATACAATCACTGTGACTGACATGTCTGGAAACACTGGCGTTGCTTCTCCGGGAACCAACACTGCTGGCGCTACTGCAACCGGAACTGGTGGTCCGACAGCAACTGACACTGGTGGCCCGTCTGACACAGGCTCTGTTGGTTCTGGCACTGCCGTAGCAGTTGCAGGTATATGGCACAAGTACGCAATCTGGAAACGGACTGCATAAGGAAAGAAATGGATAGACAGTTGTCCTATCTGATTTCTCTCATGCACCAGTATGGAGTCCTCCATGGGCTCCTTGCTGGCTTGACTGCGCTCATTCGTGGTGCGTATGAAAGTGAAGGGTTGAAGAAAGCTCTGCTGGATGCTGCCCTTTGTTGTGTGATTGGAACTTTTGTTTTCAAGTTCCCAGGATTGGAAGACACCTTCAATGAGCATCCCAATGGTGCACTCATTGCTGCGATTGTCATTGGTGTGATTGGTGCAAACCTCATCATCACCACAATTCGGGAAAGCTTTGTTGCTGCGGTCAAGCAATTGAACCCAGCAACTTGGTTCAGGAAAACGCGTTAGCAGTTGTTGCGAGAGAAGGTGGTTCGCGAAAGCGGACACCTTTTCGAGCTTAATAATTTCAAATTAGTTCCCATAACAATATGTCAAAATGCTGGCATATTCTCATGGAAATTGATTAATTGTCGGTTGACTTTGCCAAATTTATTTCAATTCGAGCTGTATTTTGGTTCGAAATTCCTCAGATTTGATACAGAAATCCGACCAATTTACCTCCAAAAACGCATGAATTTCACAGCATTTCCACGAATTCTGAGACTAAAATTGTCCACAATCTTACGAGACTAGAGTTCGTTTCAATCTTCTGAGACTCGAATTGCTGCAAATTTTAGGAGGGATTCGATTCAAAATTGTGTCGCTTCACTCCAGTTTTTTTTTATAATAATTTTTTTTTTAAGCCACTCGGAACTGTTTGTAGCAGATTTAAATTTAAAATTTAGGTCCCGAGGAGCAAGTTTGGTGGCTACTTGGAACTTGCAAATTTATTTTACGGGCCTGCGGGGAGCAAGTGCCTAAGTCCTATCGGACTTAAAATACGGTCCCTAAACCCGATTCGTCCTATCGGACTTACACACACCAATCTTCCACCACCGTGCCACAAGTCAAGGGCATGGTTCGGTTGTACTGTTGAACATCGGAGACTGTTTGAGACATTAGTTGGATGAGGGTTTATGATGTGGGTAGGCTACGCTTACTTAATCCACATTCTGACAATTCATTGGAGCTAATCATGTCTGCACAAATCCTCAAATCAGTCGTCCCTGCTATCACTGCTGAAATCTTCCGTATCAAAGAGGCTACCCATAGCCCACAAACTTGCGCCATTGCTGCACTGGCCATGTACAACCTGCTCACCTCTTTCACTCGTGAGGACAACCTTACCGTCCCCCAACTTGTAGAACTGGCTGAACTCAATGTCAAGGCGGCTAACTCTCGCAACAACGATTTGAAGGCCATGCACTATGTTGACCCAGCACTGAACCTCGTTGGTCTGGCAAAGCATCTGGGCTACTTGGTATCAAACAAGGAGACTGGTCTTGTCACCATGTCTGACTACTGGGTTGAGTTGACCACTCCCAAAGCAACTTGCATGCCATTCGTTGCTCCAGTCTCTGAGGATGTACGTCGTAAGCCGTATATCAAGGGTGGCAAAGTTAAGCCGTCCAAGCTGATGACTGAGTGCATCGAGTTCCTGCAAGATACTTCCTACCATGTTGATGCAGCAATGGTCAGCATTGTTCGTCAGGTTGTAGACAACAAGCTGATGCGTGGTGCAGATTTGCCACTCGCCATCCAGCAAGAGCAGCATGTGTGGAACGCTTGCTGCAAGCTGTCCTTGGAAGATTCTCTCTACTCCGAATACTTCGCAGACAATCGTGGTCGTTTGTATCACGTAGCTTGCGCTGGTCCGAACCCACAAAGTTCCGACTTCTCCCGCAGCTTGTACTCCCTGAACGTCAGCAGCATTGTTGCCAAAGATTCGGCAGCATACCAAATGTTCATGGCTGAGCTGGAAGATATTTCAGGTGGGGACTGGGCTAGTCCCAAGATGCTGTCCCGTGTTGCTGCCAATCCTGTTGGAGCATTGGAACACATTCTGGGCTTGCACTCAGAACTCCAGCCTAAGAAGCCATTCACCTATGTACGTCTGGCATTGGATTGGAACGAGTTTGAGACTACAGGCTTCTGCGACTCTCGTGTCGGCTTTGGTCTGGATGCAAAGTGCTCTGGTACTCAGTATCTGGCATTCGTTGCTGGCTCAATGGAAATGGCTCAAGCAACTGGTCTGGTTGTTGACGGAAAGAGTTCTGACCCGTATCAGCGCAGTCTGGTTCAGCTGATGTCAATTCTGGACAAGGAAGCTGTCGGCACCATCGACATTAGTGAAGACGCTCGGAACTTGTGGTTGAATCCTAAAACAGGTCGCAACTTCATCAAGACTCCGTACATGGCAATCCAGTATGGTGGCGGTGTTGACGCACTGGTTGGCTCTTCTGATTTCACCAAGTATGCAACTGGCAAGCTTGGCATTCCGGAAGAGAAGATTTCAGTGTTCGCTGAAATCTGTATCTCAGCAATCCATCGTGCTCTTGGTGACCGTATAAACCTGTTCATCGAGAAGACTGGTGAAGCTGTTGCATTGAAGTGCCAGAACGAAGGCAAGCCTTACTTTGCTTATCGTCACACTGATGGCCAGCTTGTCCTCAAGCCCTGCTATCCGAAGCGTGAAGTTTGTGAGCCATTCAGCATTCGTGTTGATGCACAAACTCGCGTCATCTTTGGTCAGCAAGCTGAGAACAAACCGTGGACCATTCGTGAGACTATGCCTACTGTTGAAGAGTTTGTTCGCACATTCGTTGTGAACTACATTCAAGGCATGGATGCTCTGGTAGCTCGTACAGTTGCCAAGTATGCAAAGCGTGCTGGTCTTCGTGGCTTCACTTCCATTCACGATTGCTTCCGCTGCTGTCTGGCAGATGCTCCATTGATGATGGATGTCATTCGTGAAGCATACTGTGAGATATTCGTGGACAACAACCAGTTTGAGCATCTGTCCAAGCAAGTCGGTGGTATCTCAATGTTCTCTCAGAATATTGTAACCAGAGAGTTGCTGATGTCATCTGGTGCTTACTACTTCTGTCAGTAAGTTCCAAACCAAATAAGGGCTTCATGTAACAGTGAGGCCCTTCTTTAATTCTTTTATTCTTTTAATAAAAAAAAAGAATAAGTAGTTCAAATCCCAATGATGTTCCAATGGCTGCGGCAATATTGCATGCTACCTGTGACATTATTTGGATTTGGATTACAGCAACACACGAAGAAGCGCAGATTGTCTAGTTCTAGGCATGACAGTTTGCATCAGCCATTCGAAATTGCTGTGTCCAGATTGCTCCAATATTCAGCATGTCAAATTGTTCCAATATTCTATCTCCCTATTACCAAGGCCCAACTACAAGCCGGGGAGCGCGAATGGAAC